GAGTCACCGTTACATAAGATATATGCACCATCTGTCTGATCAAGATCGGTAGATTTGACGATTTCACAATAAGACAATCTGGTATATTCACCACCATCTGCAAAGGCAAAGATTGAAGTTGAAAGCGTATCAGAACTATCAAACTTGATGTTTACAAAAGAATTGCCAACTCCAGTAACCTGTACGATAGCAATGGCAGAACCAGTCGTTACACCCATTGTCCAGCGAGAACGCTGCCCGTAATATCGACCAACAGCATCGAGGCCCATGAAATGAGTTCTGCTATTTGAAAGAATCAATTCATTTGTTTCTGCATGTCCAGCATTAGCAGACAGGATAATTAAATCATGGTTATTGGATGTGCTTAAGTCAAAAGCCTGTCTTACCGTTGCTTTCGGTTTATCCATAGTCAGCCCAGAATTACCGGAAGAACCGTTGGTAGGATTGGTATAAAAACGTCTACCACTACCAAAACCAAGACGTTCACCAAAAAGCGTGGGGATACCGCCGCCGCCAAGAAGGACACCATCGACAACCATGCCTTCTGCACTCATATTAAATAAAGCCATAATAAGCTACCTCTTTAGTTAAGAAGCACTGAACGGAATTGGCTATCCCGACAGCAGCTTGTTTACAGTCCCTTAGAGACTGGATAAATTTTTGCTTTCTTGGTGCCACCAGAGCGATCTTTCCCCTGCGTTTTGCCAGGGACATCCGGCCAATTAGCAGTTTTTTCAGGCATTGATGCGCTACCAGGCTTTTGAGTCTTTTTCTGAGAACCAGGGTTATGACTGCGCTTGTTAAAGTCTTCTGAATTATCTGGATTAGGCATTGCGATTCATCTTGCTATTTTTTACTGCACCATCGAAACCTTTTTTCTCAGGGTCAGGAATTTCATCGGCAATCTGTTTAAACCTTTGTGCTTCACTGATAGCAAAATTCTTTGCCGCTATCATCCGACCTGGATCTTGTTCAATTTCCTTGGCATTGAGAACAGTACGCATGTCCTGTTCTGCCTGAAAATCATCATCATCAAAATTATGCATGATTTAAAACCTTAACTTACAGAAGCTCCAAGAACCCAGCGCCAATCGGTGTGGGCGTTGCTGTAACGAGCGTACCCGCGCCACTTAGCAATTATAGTATCAAGGTCTTCGGCGAATGCGAACTCAACCGGAATACGGTCAACCCAGAATACCATCTGCTTACGTTGCGCGGCATCAGACATGAACCAATCATTTGCGTCCGACATGTATTGCCATTCCTTTACTGTGAAGACCCCTTGATGCACATTGCGGTTATTGTTTGCGGTGTCGACCTTACCCATGGACTCGACAATCTCGAATGCCTCTTCAAACAAATCTGGAGGGATCCAGAGTTCATCAGGATTATCCATCCATCGGTTAGCCCTGTCATCCCTGAATGATCTGAACTGTATTCTTGCGGCTGACACGGCAGTTGCGGTCAGTGCTGTGGTAACAAGATTATCAAACCCTGTCGCGGTACTGGCCCCAGAATTCGTAGTATGAGAATCAGAACAAAGCGCAACACCTTCAGAGTTATTGTAGAAAAACGTATCAACACTGAAGGCATTGACAAACATTCTTGCCCCGTGCTTTTGACGAGTGCGTTGATAGGCTGTAGCTAACCCTTGTGGGCGCTGATCCATGATATTGAACTGATCGTCATCAAATAGTTTACGCTCAACTTGTACGCCTGATGCAAATTCAACCGGGGTTGAAGTCGTGTCAAATCCCTGTGATGCAGAATCGTAGCTCACACTACCTGTGAATTCAGCCCAGTCACCATAGGCACCGACGCTACTCCAGGTCATATTGTTCCTGCTATTTGTAGGCGGGAAGGTAAATAACTCGGGCAACATGTCGTTAAGCTGCGGTAAGTTTTCGTTAAAAATACGCTGGAAGCGTGGATCGAGCAAATCTCCGAAACTGCCAGATACATGTGGCACGGCATACAATGTCGTGAAATTAATCAGGAAGTTTAAAAGTTTCATGAACGGATTCATAATTAATTCACCTATGACAGTTTATTAAGGAAATGATCGCTTGAGACAACAAGGATAAATGATTTTGTCGTTCCCTCATCAGCCTTGGTTCCCAAAATGGTTTCGATACAGACAAATTCTGCTGCACTGGTACTGATTGCAACAGAGGCATCCATTTGCTCAAAGGTTGCTGTCAGAGTAATCGTGGCAGTGTCTATTTCCATAGGCCACACTGGCGCGACCATGGCTAAATCACCGACTTGATGATCACGGTCAAAGGCGACAGTTGGATCTGCCGTGGTTGCATTTGTCCAACTTGTAATCTTGCGTTTCTGTCCAGCATTGACACCATCAAAGAACCAGACTGAGCCAGCGGCCATGTCGTTACTGCCAAAATTTGTGCTGGCGACATCCAAGCCATCGGTAGTTGCCGTGGTAACGGCATAAGTGCTTAAAGCAGTGTTGGATGTGCCGCCGCCTGAGAGTAATATTTTAAAGATGGCATCGGGATTGATGATCATGCTGACTGTCCGTTCAGCATCAAAAGCACTTTGTTGTGCTGTAACATAGGTTGCGGTATCAAGATTGATGCCTACCATATCCGCAGCATTTGCCGTAGTTGGTTCATCCAGCCCCGCTTCTGCTCCTGTACTCGCTAATAGCGGTATACCAATGGTAGAAACAGTTTGTGCGATCTGGTATTTTTTAATTACCGGCGCACCACCATGAAGAAATCCTGCTAGTTCCATAATATTACCCTCTATAAACGCTTACGGTACAATTTGCATTTTGTCATAATAACCTTACAACCATCACAATTAGATATAACATAGGTTGAATTTGCAAGAAATTCAACTTTTTCGTAATTCACCTTGTCGTGGTCAAATTTATGTTGACACTTATCACACAAACAAATGGCCTTCTCTAATGCAACAAGATCAGCTATCCACCCGCCTGCTGTTCGCCCTATTTGCCTCCCTGGGGGCTCCCAGGTCTTTTCCCTACTGCGTGGCGATAACTGGTCTTTAGCAGATCGGACAATACTGAATGTCACGAACGACCAGCGACACGATTACGCAATCTTGAATCAGCGTGCTTCATTTCCTCTTCTACTTGTTTCCAGTCCGAATAGATTTTCTTATTAATCAAATCCTGATAATAAATCTTTTCGTCTTTGGACAAGCCTTTTGGAGAACCGTCATCATTCAATGTAACATCCCCTGGTTTATCATTCCCTTCATTTGTCGAAATATCTTGATGTGTTTGTCTATCTCTCTGATTTGGTTTTAAACGTGACACGGGACCATAGACAGATTTAAGAGCATTCAATTCCAATGCTAATGTAGGGGCTTCCAAATTAAGCAATTGACACTGCTCTGCAACCTCACTCGCAACTTGACGATATGCATCCGAGGTTGAATCATTCAGATCTGCATCGAATTCCTTATACTTGTCGATGTTTCCTTGAATCCTTTGCTCCTGTGTATTTTGGTTGATAATACTGATGGTTGTATCCTGAACGCGCTGATCCTGTTGCTTGTCAAAAATGGCATCGGCCTCGGCTTGCGAGATCTTTTCATTTTCGACAGCAGCAGCAAGTTGTGCGCGGGTGTACTGCGTTGTTTCCTTGTTGGTTTGAACAGACGCGTTTACCTTTGTTTCAAGGCTGGTGATCTGATCTTTTAACGGAGAAGTGGCACGGTTGACCGCTTCGGATACAATTTTTGAGACTTCATCTGCGGGAACGACTCGCTGGCCGTCATCGTCTCTACGACGACCCTCATCACCCTCGGCCATATTCGGCCTCCGAGGTCAAAGTAATTACGTTCGTTTGTACTGGCATAGCATTTCTCGAAAAACTATATGTAATGACGAATTACGTTACGTCTGGGGTAAAAATACAACAATTTTTTTCATTGTCAAGCATCTTTTGTCTTATCATTGTCTCTTCCAATCTTTTCCAGTTCCAATTTTGCCTCAACCCCTGCCTTAATTATCTGATGTGGCAAGGCTATCACGGAACCTAAAACATCAATGCGTTCCTGACACTGAAGAATATAATTTTTTAATTGATAGATTTGATCTGGGTTCACTACGTTCGGTGAACGAAGAGTTATATCAAAAGTTTCCAGGCTGATTTCTGTAGCTTCCACCCATCCTTGTAACATCTGCAGAAAGATGTCCCAACTTGGATCGTGGGTAAGGTGTTCTGACTGGATGGCTGCCTGTTCCATCTTGGTCAGCATGTCATTCATCTGTTTTGCCTTATTATTTTTTACCGCCCCTTTTATGGCCGCGCTGACTTCTTCACGATCTGGTTTCATTGCTGCCCGCCTCCTCCTGCCCCTGGCAGACTTTCATCAATGAGTTCGTTACCACTACTCACCTGCGGATTTTCATTGGCGTTAGGTGGGGCATTTTCAGCAGGACGACCGCCAGCATTTTGGGTCCCGCCTTGTCCAAATTGTTGTGCTGCCTCGATAAGTTGTTGCTGCTTGATTTGATCTTGTACCCGCTGGATAACCTGTTGCATGTACTCTTGAAAAATTTGTAATGTTGTGTCTGACAAACGACCAAAATCATCCGACTGGAAAAACGCCTGTAATTTCTGCAAGTGTTCCTGTGCACCGCCTGCCTCCATCGGCACCCCTTCTGGCATAGTATTATTCAATATCGCCTGGATCGCTTCTTCTGCCAGGATCTTAGGCAACATACTATCTGGGGAAGGAGGTTTTAGATAATCTTCTGCATCGTGTCCAAGTGCTTTGCCAAAGTCTTTCAGCAATCGGTAAATACCATCAGCATCAATGATCCCAAGTTGCAGAGCAATCTCACTAATATAAGTTTGCATCAGTACAGACAGAGTTTCCGTGAGTTGTTGTTTAGAGGTATTTAAAACATTTGCCTTAAACGTGAAATCAAATCGACCGCTTATGCTCTCTGTCGAAGTTATCTTTTGGTACGGTTCTTCACGATCAGGCACGGGCCCCGTGATCCGGAATTCCTTATCCTTCGGCAAATAATACTGGTTTAAGGCATGTATGCGCTTCCAGACCTCAGACAAGCAGATGAAGAAACGACGCATGATCCTCTCAGGCCGTGCCTCGCCTTGTCCAGCCAATAATGCCATACCACCGACGGTTCTCAATGCTGAAGACTTTCCGGCAGGGACACGTCCAAGTTGCAGATCACCAATCATGCTTGCTCTTTCTTCCATTTGTTGCAGCATTGTCACCATGTTAATAGCGAACCCCTGTGCCTGGGGATTACCTATCTTCGGGAAATTGATGTCGCGCTGTGCATCTGGTACGGGATACCCCTCGCCTGGTTGCAGGCTGATAATTTCTGGACGAATCCCTTGGCGTTGGCTATAAAAGAAAAACGGCAGGTTGGAGATAGTGCCGGAATCAACGGACTGATCCAGTATTGCCTTCATTGCATCATGCAGTCCCTCAAGTAATTCCAGCATGCTAATACCAACCCTGCGACCACGAACCGGCAAGAATGAGGCTTCACCAAAGGGTCTGCGTGGTGGTTTTTCTGGATACATTTCTGTCATGTAGATAGCTTTAACCACGACTTTTGGTTCTAACAATACCCACCAAATGACATCTTCATCTATCCCATCACCATCAATATCGAAACAATCAAAGCACAGAAGACGTGTTAGTTTCGTATGTGACTTGGCATGACTGTCCTTTTTCGGCTCATCATTGACCCCTGCCATATCATCCCGTTCATCTTCTTCCTCGTCATCATCATCATTAGTGGCAAGATTTTCTAAAGACTCCAGGGTGTCATCGTCAATCAGATCATAAAATTTACTTTTAGCCAGTCGTTTTATTTCATCGATGCTTGGATGATCAATCAAGATAACATGCCCAGCACCACCAGGATTTGAGGGAGAAGGAATTTGCAGGTTTTCACACCGCGCTGGATGTAGCACATCATCATAATCCATGACCATCGGACGTGGACCATTGAAAACCTCTGCCTTCTCCCGCGTAACCATTTCAACTTCACCATTATCGCGGGTGTAGAATTTAATCTCTACTTTTTGCTCTTCCCCTTCCCGTGGGGCATAGACAATATTTGCATTCCAGCCAGAAGCACTGAACTGAATGCTGTTTGAATTCACCTTAAACTTTTGTGCAATAATCGAACTGAAATATTGCAGCGGTAACACATCTTCAGGGATTGGATCAAATACCAGGACATCGCTGATCTCACGCATTTCCTTGATCCACGGCACGAACACTGTGATCACACCATCATTCACAAAGGCATCAGCCATATCGCCAATGATTGTCTCCCCTGGGGATTCTTCAAAAAACTGGTAATCAATCAATGTTTCATTTGTTTTTTCTTTTTCTTTATCGGCCTTGTTGAGTGCATTAGCTGTGATTGGTGGCCGTGCCTGCATCACTGCGTTATGAATGGTGTCTTGCATACGAAGCGACTTTTCCAGCATGTCTGACATGGGCAAATCAGATGCATCTTCCCATGGAAAATCATTGCCTTCAACCCACATGCGATACTTGGCATAACGTTGCAGGCGGATTGACCTGTCCCTGTCCCTGGCATCCTTGTCATTTCTATAAAAATTATGGACTCGGGTAAATATTTTTTGTTTATCGAAGCCGAGCGAACGAACCCTTGTTCGGCTTCGCCTAAAATTAACTTGAACGTCTTCAGGTGTCGTTGCCATTAGGTTCTAATCGCCTTTTGAATGTCTGCCAGTGTTTGCCATGATTCGATACCAAGCACATCAATTGGGGGATTATCATCTATCCTCTCAACATTGCTTTTCAGACTTTGATCATAGTTCGTCATATCCCCCTTGACATAATAAACATCCTTATTCTGGTGCTGAAAAATATAGCGTTGCCGCACATTGTTCCAGAGTTCAACCAATCTGTCTTTCACTTCATGCACTACAGACTTATGGATATTGACTGTGGTGTTTGTACCATCAGCCAAAAGCAAGGTAACGCGATATGCCTCTGGTAAGACTTTCCCCATCCTTAAAACGTGTCCAGCCAAAGGGTGATCTTGTGGGAATGTTGTCTTGGCTTCGAATATCTCAAGCCCGGACAACCAGCAACAATTCGGTTCAAGGCGTGTATCAATCGTCATTGTGCACAGGCTCATCAACATCATCTGGCAAACGACAGCATCCATCTTCATTGTGTTTATTCTTTAATTCTTCCAGACCGTTCTGCCACTGTTTAATAATTTTTTCATGCAACTGATCGCGCTCCTTTAAAAATAACTGCATACGTTCAGAGCATTCTCCTTTACAATAAAGCAGTCCCATAACCCCCAATGGCTCAAGTTCGCTGATGTCATTGACCATTTTTTCCTTACCGCAATCACATACGAATTTAACGCCCATTATTTTTTCCTTCCTTTGCCTTTTGGTTTCATCTTACTTTTAGACTGACTCACTGAATGAACGAACGACTGCTTGGTTGTCTGTTTAACAAACGGGTGCCTTAGCCAAATACCATGAGCCATATTATTTCTTCTTGGCTTTTTTCTTTGCTTTCTTTTTGGAAGTCGCTTTTTTTGCAATTTTCTTTTTAACTGATGTTTTTTTAGTTACTTTTTTCACCGCTTTTTTGACAACCGGTTTCTTCACGATTGTTGGTGGTTTTACTGGTATAATTACTTTGACAACTTTCGGTTTATTTTTCGTCACATGATGGACAATCGCAATATTATCAATCTCAGGTTTATATGCTCGCGTTGCATCGACAAAATTATCAACCTGATCTAATAGGTAATCAATGTCTTTTTTGCCTTCGCTATTATGATTGCGCCAATTTATTTCAACTATATTGCCTTTGGATGTTTTATGTGTGCTCATAAGATTTCTCCACGATTAACTAAATAAGATACTACCTTTTCCATCAATATGCACCTTTACGTTTGCCATGCGGTCTTATAATTTCACTGCCCATTGTCAAATCTTTAAACATCGGGCGATAGTTCGCTAGATATTTCAGTAGTGTAGGATAATCATCATTCTTTTGTTTAGGTGTCTGTTTTTGATCACGTTCCTGTGTGATCTTATATTCGTCCCAGACATAACGTTTCATCTGCTGAATAGTATCGCGACAACGCGAATGGATAACCAACCGTGGGCGTAATGTATATTCATCTGGCTTCAGATATTCATCAACTGTC